TTAATATTATGATTTCTCTTAAATCTTGTATTGAAAGCCTTTGCTATACTTTCATCAACAGTAAATACGATACATTCATCAGTTCTAATACTAAGTTCAAGTACCGCACTTGTTGGATTAGCACCAATACCAAACAACATCGGATTGACACCGGAGTTAGCCCAAAACTGTTTAGTTGCATCTTCAGCCAAGTCACCGTCAGAACTTTTGTTATTCTGTAAACTAAACTCCTCAATCTTGAATTGAGTCATGATAAGTCCAACACCTTCCGGTAAGTTAGCTGCCGCCTGATTATAATACTTTTCAGCTTCACCAAACTTCATAGTAGGGATGCCGTATTCATCAGTAGCCATCTGCATAGCAAGAACCTTATAGTTGTTCATAATAGCATTGTCTTTCTTGATCTCGTTATAAACATCAATTTCAAGAATCGCCTGAAACAGTCCTATAAAGTAAGGTAAAGAGTATTCCAGTACACTATTATCAAGTTTCACACATACCTGATTCTTAGGCTCAAACCATCTCTTTGTTCTGTCCGGTTCAATACCACGTTCTTCATCACCCTTGTAAATACGATAAGCTTTCACAAAGTCAAGTCCAAACTGTTCGATCAGCATGAAGTGTGCCTTAGTATTGAAATAATCAAGGTCAAAACTGAATATAGGTGTACCATCTTCAATAGATGAAATCTTGCAATAGTTGATATCCAACTTCTTAAGGCAAAAACTATTCTTAGCTTCAAAACAGATACCACAAAAAATGCCCTTCAAGAATACTTCATGCCTAATTACAGGGTTGATATTCTTAAAGGACACAAGAGAATAGGACTTTGCAGCATCAAAATAACTGTTCTTAAATTCATCCTCATTCTCAATGATATATTCAATAGGGGAGAGAGTATAATTATCACATGACAACTCACTCATATAGTCAATTAATCTTTTATAGTGTGGTGATGTGTTGTAAAGGAATTCAGACATTTCCTGAAGTTGTTTCACTGATTTGTCCGGGGAGAGTAACGCTTTTTCAATCTGATCTCTGTTATATCTCTTAAGAAAAATTGAAGTCGCTGCATAGTTGTTATTCAAGTCTGATACTATGAGTTTACGCATTTTCTGAAAGTTCAAATTCATAAATTCATTAATCTTAACCGGATCTGTTAAAGCTTCAACATTCATTTATCACAATCACCTCCTACCTATAAGTCTTTGGCTGTCTGAACTTAAAGTAAACTTCTTCTTCAGGTTCACGTTGCTGACGTACTGTGTTCTTACGTCTGAGTTCATACAGTCTATGTGCTAATAAAATAAGAACGTATGCTCTATCGTCATGGTAATTTTTTCTTACCGCTTCAGAACTAAGAGCATATGTTATTGTAGTATTCTCTTTATTAGATATTTTCTCAATGGCAGCAATTTCTTGTTTCATTAAATCAATATTAGCAAGTGCAAGTTTTTCATCTCCTGAAAGTTCATATTCTTCAAACTTTTCTTCCTTGTTTTCGATTTCTTTAACTTTTATAAAATCCCTACCATCATATTCATATGGGAAATGAATTATACCTAAATCCATAAGTTCAATACATTCTTCAAACATTTTTGTCCTGTGTTTCTTAGGTGAAACAACACTGATTTTATCTGAATTATCAGGATATCTGTTTTCATATCCCTTATATATTTCACTTTCCCGATCTAAAAATCCACGATGCTTTTTGCCATGACTATCAACGTACTCATTAAGAAGCCCATCTGCGTATGTGCTTACACCACCGCCACCGCTTCCTGCGTCCAAAAGTAACTTATTTATACATTCGTAATCTGGATTTAACCCATTGTATTTAAGAATTATTTCCCACAGGTTCTTAAGCTGCCTGTTAGAGTCAAGTTTATATTTCTTTGCTGATGCAATATCAATCATATTTACTACATTAACAATATCTCCACACCAACCAAGATCCTTATCTTCGTAAACCCTCATTACACCTACAATTGAATTATCTCCCGTACGTGCTGGATCGAAAGCAATAGCATATTGTTCACCCGGTTTCCACGCCATCGTAGGCAAATAAAACGTTTCGGCTCTACGAATAGTTGACCATTTAAATGGTTGATTAACATTATTATCGCTCAAAACTTTATTGTAGTATTCACGTTCAGCTTTCAATGGGTTGCTTTTCATAGCTGAATCAACAACCTTTTGCGATAATAAAGGAGCATATCTTTTGCCATTCATATATGTTTCAATCGCTGTATCGCAAATCATGTCGCAAACAAAATAATCTCTATCGCCAGCAAGCATTTTCTTAGCAAAATCTTTATAATACTTATAAAATAAAGTTGTATTAGTGTTTTGAGATGAAGCATATATGAATTTATTAGGGATTTGTCTTTTCTCACATTCAGGATTGTAAGTATCATCTGTAGAAGTTGAAAAATTGGAGTCCTGTGTCCCAAACGCCTCGCATATGGTGATCAAAGTGTCCGAACAAAATGCTGCTTCATCAAAGAAAACTAATGAACTTCTGCGAGAGCGAGCATTATCAGGGTTTGAGTTTAAGGTAAATATTTTTGAACCATTATAAAATTCTACTTCATATCCAGCCGGATTGTGGCTAAATCCGGTCTTATTAGAATTACTCTTAACGGTTTCCTTTTCAGCGATATCCTGAAGGGATTTAATAGTCGCAGCGGATTTACCCATTCTTGTAATTAAACTCTCGAGAACGGTAAATGTCTGTTTTGCCTGATCACCAACTGATGATACAATATATATATTTTGATTTTCATATAACATTGCATGAAGTATAATTAATATGCTTGCTAAAAAAGACTTGCCAAAATTTCGTGAGCAAGCCCATATAATATGTGAGGAGATCCATGCGTTCGCAATCAAATACTTTTGACTGTCAAGCAAATTAATGCCGACCTAAAGAAGGTCTTGACACGCAATAATAGGATTTCTTCTATAATAAGCAATTGTTTCAGCATCACATTCATATATTCTTCTTTTTGCTGGTGTAAGTATTGCTCTTTTTCGTTTCAAAACCTTCTAATCACCACCTTTATACATATTCCCATTTCAATCTTTCATGAGTTATCGGATGCTTACCGCAAGTCCTATTAGGATTTTTTAAAGCAACTTCAATTCCTCTTGTTCCGCACCAATCTGTAGCTTGTTTTAACGAATCAAAAATTTCACCTGTATTTATACATCTAACTTTCATTCTTGATTTATCATTGTTAAAATATACAGGCATTTCTTTTATGCTTTTATACTCATCATAATACATCCATTTTGTTAAATCTGTCTTATAATGTGATAATTCTCTATGATTTTTACAACTATCTGATATTGAACCATAAGATACACCAGTTTTCTTAGACGCATCATACACACTATCATACACTGTCAGATTATTTAAACATATTACAGATTTTCGTGTTGCGTCTAATCTGCTTTTAGTTTCATCATATTCACATATACCAGCATTTTTTCCAAATTTCAAATAAACACAAACAGCAGTTTTTGATAAATTATATTTTTCTCTTAATTGTTTACTTGTCATTCCATTATTAAAATCTTTACATACATCAATTTTAGTAGATGATAATGTATCAATATAGCATTGTTTAAATGAAACTTTAGATATATCAAAAATTTTTGATAAAAGACTGTTTTCAACAATGTTTTTAAAATCTTGATTTGCAATATCACTACAATTAAGCACTATATAATTATCCACATAATTTAATGCTAATATTTTTTTGTTATAATCATTCTTTTGGTTTTCCTTAAGATGATTTATGCCATCAAACGTTGGTCTGTCTACATAATGTTGCGAGCCATTTGTTTCAATAATATATGACTTATTATTATATTCAAAATAAAAATCATATCTATAAGATCTACACCAATCAAAAGTTTTATTACTTAATTGATGTATGTATTTTACATTAAGCTGCTCTAAAAATGATTTCATTAATTTTTCAGACAAAGAAACTTTATCTCTACAAAATTTACAAGTTCTTTCAGTTACAAACTTTGGTGAACTTTTATATTCACTTCCACATTCTTTACATTTGAATAATAATTTTTTATTTGTACCATAAATATATTCAGTTTTATCAGATTTATTTACTAATAAATCAGCGATTTCAGGATGAGTAGTTTGAATATCATTAAAACCAATAAGCACTTTTCTGTTCTTACAATAAGGACAGCCCTTACCTCTTAATGTAGATTTTGCCCCTGATAGAAAATTGCCATTGCAAATACTACAATGATGCAGTAATTTATCGTCATAATTAGTGTAATGCTCTATTAGCGTCAAATTAGGGAATATGCTATTAAGTTTATCTTGATATGTTTCTGTATTATATTTTTGTATTCCCAATGTATTATTCCTCGTTGTCTTTTAATTGCTCTTTTAATTTCCGTATTTCTACATTTAATTTACGTTTTTCCTCACGTAAATCATCATTTTCAGATTGAAGTTTTTGAACAAGTTCTATCCTATATCCACCTATATCTCTCCAGTCGTTTTCATCAAAATAAGCATTTTCAGAAATTGACTTATAACTCATATCCACAGCCCACTGAGTACCCTTTGACTTAAGCTGATCATAAAAATCCGTTTCCGCCTTATCAAAGTCAAGGTTTCGCAGTTTCTTCATAAGGAATGTAAGAGTATTCTTTCCGACTTCCTTATTCGATCTGTTCTTTACTGAGATTTCATTTTCCTTTGCTATCTTATCATTAGACAAAACAAGATCCTTCTTAATAGTATTAAGTTTAGAAATCTC